GCGAGATTGTCAAGTAGCGATGTTCGGCCGGAGCCTCGTCGCTCTTCTTGCCTGCGCTGTAGCCGAACAAACCAATCTCATGCGCCAGGTGCAGCATCATGCGTAGCTGCTCATGGCGGATGTCCAGTTGGGTCAACGTTGTCTTTTTGTGATACCGCTTCTGCGCCTCGGTAACCAGGTTGTACACATCCAGATAAGCCTGTCGAATCCCCTGGCTCAGGGTGTATTTGTGATGGTTTGGAAAATGTGCAAGGTAGCCCTCAAGCTGCGCCGCGAACAAGATTAGCTTGCGGTGCAATGCTGCCTCGGAATGCATGGAGGGTTTCGCCTGGACGGACATCGTTCGCTATCGCTCTCTAAATCAAAGATACGAGGCCGAGCGGAACCCCACGTAGCTGCCCGCGTGGCCCCGGGCACTGTGGAGAAGGCGGGCGCGAACCCCGGCATCGCCACCGTTGCTCCAGGTGCCGCCAGCCAACACACAAAGCATGTCGCGCACGTACTGGTAGTGGTAATCGGTGCCGAATAGGTTGCTGCCCGCAGCGCTTATGCCGGCGGTGGCGGGCATACCCATAAAACTGAGCGCGCGGTTGGCGGCGCTATCCATCGCAAACACGGCATTGGCGCCGTTGCCGTAGCGCTGCACGAAGGCGTTGCTGCCGTGCGTGGTTGCAAAATTCGGGGTGACGGCATCGAACTGAGCCGCGATACCGTTGGCGCCCCAGTGGTCGGTGGCCAGCGTGATGCCGGCGGTGACGGCGGCGATATCAACGCTGGGCTTGAGCGCGTAGAACGTGCCGACCGTGCACGATCCGCCCGACGTGAAAGCGCCAAACCCGGTGCCATCGCAACCATCCAGACTGACGGTATCGGCATCGACCACAGCGAGCTTGTACAGCCGGTCGTTGATCTGGGTGGTGCCACCCACGCCGGTAATCATGGCCACCTTGCCGGTGGTGTAGCCATGGGTGGCGATCGTCAGGCGCAACGGGTTGGCCAGGGCGACACCGGTGATCGTCTTGGCTGCCGCGACGGAGGTCATCCCAAGAGCGATCTCCCAAGTGTTGCCGTGCAGATCGGCGACGCCGCATGCCTGGCCGTTGTGGGTAGTTTTGGCGAAATTACTGGCCGATCCCGACTGCGCCAGTAGAGGCGTGCCGCTGGCGGCGGCGGAGATATAGGTGACGCTGGCGTCGTTGATGTCCTTCAGCGCGCCAGAATTGTTGCCCTTGGGAAAATTGGTCACGCCAGCCGCGTCATACCAGGCGCACCAGGTGGCCGAGGTAGCGGCCTGGGCGTGCGCCTCGGCCAGCCTGGCCAGGGCATCGTAGATATAGATCGGGGTCGGGAAAAATCGGTTGCCGCGCGTCTTGGCGGCAGCGATTGCGCCGTAGTAGGCGTTGGCGGGTGCGCCATTCAGCACGCTGAATGCGCTGTTCCCCGTGGCGGCGGCGCTGACCAGTGGCATCCCGAGCGCGATCGACGAGGCGATCCCGCCAGTGTTTGATGGCTGGTATTTATCGACGAACACGCCGGCCTGGTTTACGCCGCCATTAATGAATGCGCGGTGCCGGTAATACCCCGTCAGCTCCGCCGCTGCATCATCGGCAAACGCGGCCAACGGCTGGATGTCGATGCTGTTGCCGGCGTAGGCGGCGTAGGTCGGGTTGTCGGTGTGGCTGATGCGGAAATAGAACGCGGGGATCCAAGCCATCACCGAGCCGTCGCTGTACTGGTAGTTGCCGTAGTTCGGCGAGGCCGGGGCGTCGTAACCCGACAACGCCACAAATCCCGCCGGCAGCGAAGGACAGATACCAACCCCAAATCCCGCCGCGCCAGGGCGGCCGATGTTATTCACCGCGTCGCGGATCAGGGTCGAAGTCAGGATGCCGGTGCGGATAGGCTCTTGCGTGGCGGATCCCATGTCAGGCTCCCATCATCACGGTAACGGCCGCGCTCACGCCGCTGATGGCGGTGACCTTTGCGCACTTGTATTTGTAGGCCGAGGCGAAGGCCGCGAAGCTGGCCACGTCTCCGGCGCCGCTCAACGTGATGGTTCCGAGTCGCGTCCCCGCGCCCGGGGTGGTGCTGGCGCTGTTGCTACCGTGGATTTCCACGGTAGCGGCGGGTGCGATGGTGTTGGAGAGGGTGGCTTCGAAGGTGCCGACGGGATAGGGGCTTTCGATCCACAGCCCGGTTTCAGCCACGCTAAATGTCGCATCTCCGCTGCCATCCGGTAGATTTGTGACCGTGATACATGGGATCTGCGTCCCGTTTTCATTTCGTAGACCTGGCATATTTGGCCTCTCAGAATCGGTGGATGGTGTAGCCATCGAGCAGCCCGTCCCAGAAGGCGCGGGGCAGCTCGCTGACGATGGTGCCGATGACCACCTCGCGCTGGGCATACCAGGTGGCGAGGGCCAGCAAAATCCAGGCTTTGATCGACTGCGGCACGGCTGTGGCGGCGCCGTAGCCAGCGGTGTAGTCGATGCGGATGCTGCCGGGTGTGACGCGGCAGCTCGGCCAGGCTGTGTTGTAGGCCGGCCAAACTTCGCCGGGCTGGGTGTCGCTAATGATCTGGTAGGCGGTGGCATCCAGGGTCTGGCGCACGCCATCCGCGTCCAGGTAGCTGATGGCCTCGACGCTGACGAGGGCGGGCCAGGGGATAACGATCTCGCCGTGGGTGGGCCAGGTATCCAGGGTGAGGCGCCAGCGCTGGGTGACCAGGGCGCGCCCGGTGCGGGTCTCCGCCGCTTCACGGGCGGCGGCGATGAGAGCGCCGATGAGGGCATCGTCGGCGCTGTGCTCGACGCGCAGGTGGGCGCGGGCCTCGGCCAGGGAGACGGGCTCCTCGGCCGGGGCGATCAGCAGGGTGAGGCCCATGGATCAGACGGGCGGGTTGGCGGTGGGGGCGTTGGCCGGATACCCCAACACGGCGACAGCGGACAGGAGCGCGGCACTGGCGTTGCCCACCGGGGTGATGGTCAGGCGGGTGTAGCGCTTGTTTCCCTTGTAGCCGAGCTTGCGGACTTCGTTGTCGTCGTCGAACTGGAAGGCGGCGAGGGTTTCGGTGCCGAGCAGGTCGGCATCGGCCACGGCGGCGGCGTCGGTGAGGCTGGCGTCGTCGCCCTCTTCCAGGAGGATGGTGAAGGTGGCATCGGCGTCGGCGATGCTGCCGGTTGCGATCACGTATTCCAGGGCGTCGAAGCCCTGGCGGTCGATGATCTGGCCCACCTGGGCGGTGGTGTCGGCGACGGATACGGGGCTGAGCACCCGCTTGACGTGGAGGTTGTTGTGCAGGTCTTGCATGGTGATACTCCTATGAAAACGGCCCGCGCGAGGGCGGGCCGTGTCAGGCTGTTACGATGGGATGGATGATCAGGAGGCGGCGAACTTCATCAGCTTGATGGCCTCGAAGTTGCGGATTCCGCCACCGACGCGCTTGCGGAAGTTGAACTTGGTGGTGCCCTTGGCCGTGATGTTGTCGCGGATCAGGGCGATGCCGGTGCGGTCGACGATCCGGTAGGCGCGCTTGTAGTTGGCGTAGGCAATCGAATAGCTGTTCGCGGCGATGACGGGCATGTTGTCGTCAATCACGACCGGGGCGCCCAGGATCAGGCCGGCGAAGTTGCCGGTCGGGTCCGGGTTGAACAGGTAGAAATTGCCGCTGCCGTCCTTGATCTTGCGCAGGACGGCCAGGGTGGTGTCGGCCATGACCAGGGTGGCGCCGGTGCGATAGCTGGCCTTGAGGCTGTGCAGTAGGTCGATGATGTAGTCGGCGGGGTTGGTGTCCGCGACGGCGCCAGCCTTGCCGCTGGCGATGTAGCCGACCTTGCCCCAGGCATAGTTGGCATTGGCGGCGATGTCATAGGCCAGGATTCCGCGCGGCTTCTTCACGCCGTTTCCGGAAATAAACGCGGCGCCTTCCGCCTCGCCGAACGCGATGCCGGCTTCGTCGGTCACGTCCGCCACCACATCGAAATCAGCATCATCCAGGGCGGAGTTGAACGCCCATGGCTCGGCTTCCATTTCTTCGGCCAGGATTTCGAGTTGGGCATATTTCGGGTTGGCGGTTTCGCCCCCGGCCTCGCCCTCGCCCACCCAGCGGGCGGCCATGCCCGCAGTCTTGGCGCGGAATTTGAGGCTTTCCTTGCCGATGGTGCGCACGTCGGCCAGGCCACGCAGGATGGAGGCGGTGCCGGCGATTCGGTCGATCTCCGTCTCCATCTCCGAGTCGATCAGATATCCCCCGTCCACATCGCTGCCACGCTGGAATGCTTTGCGCTCAAGCTCGCGCAGGCCACTGTCGTTGCCCTTGCGCAGGAACTGGTCGCGGAAGACGGACTTGTGTTCCTGCTGGTCCGTGGTCATGCCACTGGCGCCGGCGGCCGGTCGATTGGCCTTCTTGGCGATTTCGCCGATTTCCTTAGCGAGCTTGGTGAGCTCGGTGTTGATGGTGCCGACCTTGGCTTCCAGGTCAGCCGGGGCGTAGCCCTTGGCTTCGATCGCCTTGATGCGCTGGTCGTTGGCGTTTTTGAACTGCTCGAAGGCGTCACCCTGTTTTTTCAGCAGGTCGGCCAGGCCGGGCATGTCGATTTCGCCGATGGCGAGCAGGCCGATGCCGGCCATGGCTTCGGGTGCCACGATGGGATGGCCGGCGAGGGTGGCCAGGAGGGCGAGGCCGAGAATGGCCAGGATGGCGATGCGGGGGTGGTGCAGCAGGTGTTTCATGTCAGGCTCCAATGTGGGTGAGAATTGCGGTATTGCGGCGGATGA